GCTATACAAAGCTGCTGACTGGTATTCAGCACAAGTGCGATTTACCCTTTGATCAACTGTTGACGACTTTCGAGGAAAAGTCGGGTGAAGCAATCTCCAATGGTTCGTTCAATAGTTACATTTTGTGGTATTGGCGGACGCAAGCTTCGGGAGAGTTCACTGAGGTAGGTGAGATGACTGGTGAATTTACCTCGAAGACGAGACCTGTTTGGGCAGTTGATGTCTGGACAGTAATTGCGGAAATGATGTTTTCTAAACCATTGACGAAATGGTTGAAATGGTATGGTTATTCCGCAATTGGTAAAGACGACTTGAGTATATGGCAGGAGACGTCTTATAGACGTGCCCATTATACTCGCTGGTTGAGCCTTGATTATTCAAAGTTCGATTCATCCATACCGGCATGGTTAATCCATGCTGCATTCGATGTGCTGGCCTCAGCTTTTGAGAAGTTGTCACCAGAGGAGAAAGCTTTGCTTGGAGCTATCAAAAATGATTTCATTCACAAGAATGTGATCACAGGTGATGGTGTGGTGCACGTTGACCATGGTAATCCGTCGGGTAGTGGGTTGACAGCCATTATCAATGGGATTTGCAATGAGTTAATGACTGAGACTTGGATGGTGAAGTACGGCATTGAAGGTAAGTACATGATTATGGGTGATGACAATCTCATATTCCTGAATAAGGATATGGACATTGCAGTTGTCTCATCATATATTATGTATAACTTTGGTGTTAATGTTAATCCTGATAAGTCTAAATCAGGCACCAACAAGGACGATCCTGAATTTTTGTCGAGATTTTGGACTTCTAATGGTCCGTATCGACATTATTCAATCCTTGTGTCAAAAATGCTCTTTCCTGAGCGTTTTAGGGATTATGATCGGAATCCTGACCTGGATCCACGGATGGTATTCTACTCTTATATCCTTGGTTACCGCGCCGGGATGGTGGAATTCTTTGATGTGGATCGCTTCCTTCGTGAAAACGACATGAAGGACCGACGAATTAAGTCTGATTCGGTCGCATTTAAGTCGCTTCCATACAACGTGCAATTAGCGTGGGCGGCTTAACCACTTTGTACCCTGCGAAGAAAGTTGATGTCCTAGTGGCTATAGTGTGAGTAAGCGTAGGATCAAGTAAATACCCTATCGTTGATTGG